GCTCTACCGTATATTGTTACAATGGAGCAAAAAAGCAGGAAAATTCTGTCTATTCGTAGGAATTATGACAGAGATGATCCGCGAAAAGAGAAGAAAATCTTTTTTACACACTATCGTTTTGTGCCTGGATTCGGTTTTTATGGTCTGGGACTGATACATTTCTTGGGTAATCTTACTATGACAGCAACTGCAGCTATGCGTAGCTTGGTGGATGCTGGTCAGTTTGCTAATTTACCTGGAGGTTTCAAGGCAAAAGGTATGCGTATCGTAGGAGATAATGATCCTATATCTCCTGGTGAGTTTAAAGAGGTGGAAGCTACAGGTAATGATATCTCTAAGATGATTATTAACCTGCCGTACAAAGAACCTTCACAAACACTTTTACAGATGCTTAACTTTGTAACTGGTACAGCGCAAAAGTTTGCAGATACTACAGAACAAGTTGTGGCAGATGGTGTTAACTATGGTCCTGTCGGAACTACAATGGCATTGTTGGAAGCCAGCAGTAAATTTTTCAGTGCTATCCACAAGCGTTTACATAAATCTCAAAAAGAAGAGTTTAAACTTTTAGGAAGAATTAACTTTGAATATCTTCCTGATGAATCTATGTGTGATATCCCTAATGGCACATTAAAAATATTCCGCAGTGACTTTGATGGCAGAATCGATATTATTCCTGTATCTGATCCTAATATACCATCTTCAGCACATCGTATGATGATGGCACAACTTGCACTTCAACTGTCTCAATCATCACCTCCAGGTATGTTTGATATTGAAGAGTTAAATAGAACAATTCTTAATGCGGCAAATATTCCTAACTTAGACAAGATCATGCCAAGCAAGCCAAAGCCTGTACCGCTTGATCCTCTCAGTGATATTAGTGCGGCAGTTAAAGGTATGGCTATTAAAGCATTTCCTGGTCAAAACCATGATGCCCATATACAAGTTAAAACTACATATCTACAAGACCCTGCTAATGGTGCTAACCCATTAATGAAACGGATAGCACCAATTTTAGAAGCAAACATGCAGGAACATCTTATGTTAAAATATCAGGAACAGATTACTGGTATAACAGAAGAAATGATTTCTACATATGGCGATGAAGCAGAACAGCAGGGCATTGATCCAAACAATCCTGATTTAATTTCAGCAGTTATGGCTACTGCCGCTCAACAGGTTATGCAAGCTAATCAGGTTGCTGCTATGCAACAACAGGCTATGTCGCCTGAAGCACAGCTTGTTCAGATTGAAGGACAGAAGCTTGGTCTTGAACAGCAAAAGGTTCAGACACAAGCAGCTAAAGAAGCAGTTAATGCTGCTAATAAACAGCGTGAACTTGATCTTAAAGAACTACAGATTCAACTGGACATGTTCAAAGAAGGTGCTAGTATTACAGCAAAAGCAGAGGATTCTGAACGTAACAGAGAGTCTAAGAAAGCTATTGCAGCTATGGAAGCGCTACTTGAATTGGCAGACACAGAGGCAAATATTGATAGAGATAAAACTCTTAAAGCAGCAGACATGTTGAGTAAGTTTATCTCTGATAGTAATAAAGGGTAACAATGGAATTTTGGGACGAGTTAAATTTAAAGTTTGAAGAAAAGATAGAAGAAACAAAGAAATCTCTTGCATATGGAAATGCCTCTAGTTACGATGAGTATCGTCAGGCAGTAGGTCTGATAGAGGGTATTGAATTTGCACAAGACTTATTGAAGTATATAGTTAAACATAGAATATATGAGGAAGAAAATTAATGCAAGCTGTACAGCTAGACAAATCAATTAATAATTCAGATTGGGTAAATCCAGACAGTAATCTAATTGATGTAAATGACTTACCGGATATTCCTGGTTATCATGTTTTAGTTCAACCAGTAGTAGTAAAAGAAAAAACTAAAGGTGGTATTATTATACCAGAAAAGTTGAAGGATGATATAGCATATCTTACAACAGTAGGCAGAGTATTAAAACTGGGTGATCTTGCTTACAAGGACAAAGAAAAGTTTCCATTAGGTGAGTGGTGTGCTACAGGTGACTATGTTTGCTACGGAAAGTTTAGTGGTCAGAAGTTTGTATACAAAGGTCTTAAACTAATTCTTCTGTTTGATGATCAGATTATTATGCGGGTACAAAGTCCACATATGCTTGACCCAACTTTTAATCTTTCAAATTAATTTGTATATTTATATTATATAATATAAAATATAGTAAAGGCGCAGGATAAACCTCAATTCGTTAGGTTCGCCACTAGCGGTATGTAAAGGAAAAGTAATGAGTGAGAATCAAGAGGAATGGTCAACCATTGAAATAGATGGTGTAGAAAAGAAAAAGCCTGTTGAGTTTGAAGTAGAAGGTGAAGAACAAAAAGAAGAACCTGTTCAAGCTGTTACAGAAGAAAAGGTAGAAGAAGTACAAGAGGTTGCACAGCCCGAAGAACAAGCTGAAGATAAACAACAGCCAGTAAAAGAATTAGAAGGTATTGAGACTAAAGGCGCGGAAAAGCGTATCAGACAATTAATTCGTCAACGTAAGGAACGCGACGAAAAACTTCAGAAGATGGAGGAGCGTCTTAGTACACTTCAGAATGAATTAAATCAAAAAGAAGAACAATTATCCAACTCTTTAAAAAGTTCTATAGATAATAGTGAAAGTCAGTTAAACAATAATCTAGAAGCTGCTAAAAGTATTTATAGGCAAGCTATAGAAAATAGCGATGTAGATGCTCAGATTGCAGCACAAGAAAGTATTAGTAAAGCATACGCTGAACTTAATCAGATTAGTAATCAGCGTACAGCATTAGAAAATTATAATACACAGGCAGAGCAATCACAGGTAAGTCAAACACAACAACAGACACCTAAGTATGATCCTAAAGCTGTTGATTGGGCAGCTAAAAATAATTGGTTTGGTAAAGATCAGATAATGACTACCGCCGCTCTGTCGATAGATCAAGAGTTAAAAGATGAGGGATACGATCCTTCTGATGATGATTTTTATGAGGAAATCGACAGCAGATTACGCAGTCGTTATCCTCAAAGGTTTCAGGATACTCCTACCCAAGAACCTGAAACACCCCGTTTGCAGGATACATCGTCAAATTCTGCTCAAGTGGTAGCTGGTGCATCACGCACACCTAAAACCTCTAAGGGTAATAAAGTTAAACTAACACAAGAAGATGTTCGTTTAGCTAACAAATGGGGGATATCACTTGAACAATATGCTGCGGAAAAGCTAAAGGTTGAGAAAGCTGAAGGCGATTACACTAGCATTTTTAATTAAGCGTGGAAGGAAAATTTACAATGGCACGAAATACAAACTCACGTAGTAGTAGCACAAGGGAAGCTAAACCTCGTAGGACATTTGAAGAACCTAATTGGTTAGACATTCCCCCAACTGTCACAGAAAGATTCAAAAGTGAAGGCATGTCTTTACGCTGGATCAGAATGACAATTAAAGGTAATGACGATATTCAAAATATTAGTAAACGTCAAGCCGAAGGTTGGGAGATAGTTCAGTCCGAGGAAGTTCCCGAAATGACACACTCCTCTGTCGTGAGAGAGGAAGGACGATATTCAGGAGCAGTCTGTCGTGGAGACTTGGCTTTGGCAAAGATGCCAACTGACCTGGCTGAATCCCGTCAAGAATTTTATGAGCAAAAGAGTAGAGATGCGGTAGGCGCTGTAAACGCACAACTAATGCGTAATTCAGATTCACGTATGCCGATATCAAACTCCAGTCGCTCAAGGGTAACTACAGGGAGGCAACCCTCTTTTCAAGAGTAGCTTTTCCTGTTTGTCATCGTAACTTTAAAACAAGGAAAGGAATAGTGTTATGACTGATACTAAAGCACTAAACGGCCTTACTCCTTCTCGCAAACGTGGTGGCGCTGTTAACAGCAACGCTACGAATGAGTATCCCATTGCAAGTGGTTTCTCAACCAATATCTTCAGTGGTGATATTGTATGTAATGCTGCAGGAAATGTGGTCGTTTTGAGCGTTTCAACTCAGAAAGCTATAGGTGTTTTTCAGGGTTGTAAATATACTGCTAACGGTGAAATTAAGTATTCTAACTATTGGCCTAGTGGTACATCATCTGACGATGCGGTTGCGTTCGTTGTTGATGATCCGCAAGCTACCTTTATAGTTCAAGCTGATGCTTCTGTCACCGCTGGTGATATTATGTCCAAGAACTTTAGTTGTACATTGGGTGCAGGTTCTACAGTAACTGGTCGTTCAGGCTTCGGAATTGAAGCTGCTTCTCGCACTGATACTACAGGTGGTATTCTTCGTCCCATCGCTGTATTTAATGAGCCAGGAAACGATATCAGTGTTGATACAGAACGTGCTTTCCCTAAAGTTGAAGTTCGTATCGTGCGTCACGTAGATGCTTATATCTCCGCTGACTCATCGGCTAACTAAGGAAGGGAGTAATAACAAATGGCTATTAATCGCTCTAGTATTGCGAAAGAACTGCTCCCAGGTTTGAATGCTGTATTTGGCATTGAATACAATGATGTGGATAATGAACATGCTCCACTCTTTGATATTGAACAGTCAGATCGTGCGTTTGAGGAAGAAGTTCTATTCACCGGCTTTGGTACTGCACCTGTTAAAAGTGAAGGTGCTGCCGTTCAGTTTGATGATGCACAAGAAGGCTATGCTTCTCGTTACAGCCACGAGACAATAGCTCTTGCTTTTGCAGTAACTGAAGAAGCTATGGAAGATAATCTTTATGACACTTTTGCCAAACTACGTGCGCGTGGTCTTGCCCGTGCAATGGCTAACACTAAGCAAGTTAAAGCTGCTGATGTTTTCAACAATGGCTTTGCGGCAACAAGTCCTGGTGGGGACGGACAGCCTTTCTTCAGTGCCAGTCATCCGATAGTTGGGGGTGGTGTTCAATCAAACACTCTCGGTGCTACTGACCTTTCAGAAGCATCGCTTGAGTCTGCATTGATTACTATTTCAAAAGCAGAAGATGATCGTGGTATTCTTATTGGTCTACAGGTTGAGTCACTTCATGTGCCGCCTGATCTTGCTTTTACAGCAGACCAAATCTTGAATAGCACAATGTCAACAACGATTGGAGTTAACCCAACGACTGCTGCAAACGGTGCAACGAATGTTAATGACATTAATAGCATCCGTAATCAGGGTCTAGTTCCTGGTGGCTTTTATGTAAACCGTAGGTTCCAAGACGGCAACGCTTGGTTCTTGCGTACTGATTGCCCAAATGGTGCTAAAATGTTTGTTCGTTCACCTCTTCAAACTAAGATGGAACCTGACTTCGATACAGGAAATCTTAGATTTAAAGCGCGTGAGCGTTACAGCTTTGGCTTCTCTGATTGGCGTAGCTATTACGGTGCTTCAGGTTCTTCCTAAGAGCCGTGTAAACTAGGTTAGTATAGACTAGATTAAATAAGGGTGGAGAGAAAGACGCACAATTCTTTTTCTTCACCCTTTACTTTTCTAATCACTTGTATTGTTATATAATGTAACTAATTAAATTATCTTTATGTAAAGGAATATAGTATGGCAACTACTATCCGACAGGGATTTGTAACAGGAAGTGGTGCAGTTCTTGATACTGTAACCAGTGTTTCTCTTGAAGATACTCGTATACGTTCTGTATTTGCGACAGGTATAGGTCAGTTTCTTATTACTGGTACTACTACTAGTCCATCAGGAACAGTTATAGGTAATAATATTAGATTTGTAAATACTACAGCATGTGATGCAAATGAAGTTTACTTTTCTGATTTAGGTGTACCAATGAAAGGAACAGTTAGAGTTTCTGCTCCAGCTTCAACAGCTACAATAGCAGTATTCTATGGTTGATTATACCTACCTAGTAAACGATATTATTCAGGCATCTGAAAACGAGGGAACAGAGTTTATTAACTATATTCCTAAAATGGTTAATCGTGCTGAAGAGCGTCTGACAAAAGATTTAGATGACTATGGTTTAGTCTCTTATACTTCTGTTGCTGTTTCTTCTGGAAACAATATCCTTACCTTACCTACAGGAACACGTATAGTTAAGAATATTAATATTATAAGCGACTCTACAAAGATTAATTTACTGCAACGAACTGATGAATATATTAATGATTACTGGCCTGTAAGCGCATCAACTGATGAACCAAGATATTATGCGCCTCGTAATAACTCTACGGTTTTAATTGCACCTACTCCTGCATCTACTTACAGTGGACAGGTTGTACATGTTAATCGTCCAGTAACACTAACATCTGCAACTCCTGAAAACTATTTTACTGATTTTTGTTACGATCTTCTTTATAATGCTTCTATGGTAGAGGCAATGATGTTTCAAAAAGACTATCCCACTTCACAATTATATGAACAACGGTATGCACAGCTTCTAGAGTTACAGCGTAATCAGGCACGTAGAACACGTAGAGATGACATGCAGACTCCTGCAAGTCCTGCTGGTGCGGATGACAATCTGGTAGCTAACACTAATTAAAGGAGACTATAATGGCTGGTCCTATCTTTGATCCTCTTAATCCCAATGAAAGTCCTGCTTCAAAGTATCAAAAAAAAATTGATGCTATGAATAGGGGAGAGAGTAGAAAAAAGTCTGAGGATGAAGAGTTTGATGAAGCTTATGAAAAGCAACAAGCAAACATGCCTACCTTTGAAAAACTAATGTCAGCGCAGGGTGAGTCTGCTGGTGGTCGTGTAGGAAAAGGCAAGAAAAAAAAGGTTGTAGTTAAAAAAAGAGCTAACTTTTTAGGTCGTGGAGCAGGTGTTGCTTTACGCGGCTTTTAATTAAGGAAGGATATTATTATGGCAAATAATACTGAAAGAAGGCGTAAAGCAGCAGAAAGACGTCGATTAACAGCTAATGAAAAAAAATATATTGATTCTATTATTAAAGGTGAAGATACTGATGATAAAAAATTAGGTCCATTAAGTAAAAATCCATTTTTCCAAGCTTCTGTGAAAAAAGCAAAACGAGAAGTAGAAGTAAGAGAAGATAGAAAAAAAAAGGAGTTGCCTCCTGAAACTATCTTTGAAAAATCTACAAGACAAAGAAAAGAAAGTGATGCCGCTAAAGCTAAAGCTAATTTAAAAAAACAAAAACCTACTAAAAAACCTGATAAAACGGCTGCTCAAATAGCTGCTGAAGCAAATGTTAAAAAACCTATAGGTAAGGCTGCTAACAGAGTTTCTAAACAAAAACCTACTCCTAAAAAAGAAGGTAGTGAATACAAAGCATATCCTGGTGCGGCTGGAAGAGCAGGATTTGAGTATAGAAGAGATACAGCAGAAATTTTAGATGACAAAAACATTTCTGATGAAATTAAAGAAAGAATAGAAGAAGCAGAACTTTATGAAGGTGACTTTAAAGGTGGTCGTGTAGGAAAAGGTAAAAAGAAAAAAGTAAGTAAAGCACCTCGCGGTGTTCGCGCTGCAATGAGGGGTTTTAAAACAATGAAAACTGGTGGTAAAGTAGGTAAACGTACTAAAGGCACTGGTGGTGGATGGGTGTAAAAATGAAAAAAAAGAAAGATAGTACAGTAGTTTTTCCTATTTTTCCTGAAGAAATTAGAGAAAAAAGTCCCTTTGGTAAATATTCTCCGAGAGCCGCTGCTGTAGAGGGTTTCCAGTCATTAGTAGATTTATTTAAAAATGAAAATAAAAAAGGTACTAAGAAAAAAAGCACTAAGAAAAAAAGTGGTGGTTCATTAAAACCAGTTCCTAAAGAGAATGTCGGTCTTAGTAAACTTCCAACACCTGTTCGTAATAAAATGGGATATATGAAAAAGGGAGGTAAGGTTGGTAAACCTTTAGGTTGTGGAGTTGCACAAAAAGGTTTTGGTAAAGGACCATATAAGAAACAAGGAACTTAGAAAATGAAAAGGAAAGCTGTTCGTAAATCTAAATCTAAAGTTAATCAAGCTGGTAACTATACTAAACCTACCATGCGTAAAAGATTATTTAATAAAATTAAAGCTGGCAGCAAGGGTGGAAATCCTGGTCAGTGGAGTGCAAGAAAAGCGCAAATGCTGGCTAAACAATATAAAGCTGCGGGTGGTGGATATAAGTAAAAATGGCTTTAAAAAAATCACAGAAGAGTTTAAAAAATTGGACAAAGCAGAAGTGGCGTACAAAGTCAGGAAAGCCTTCAGCTAAAACTGGTGAGCGTTATTTACCATCTAAAGCTATAGCGGCATTGTCTCCTGCAGAATATGCTGCTACAAGTAGAAAGAAAAGAAAAGATACTAAAAAAGGAAAACAATTTTCTAAACAACCTAAATCTATTGCAAAGAAAACAAAAGCTTTTAGAAAAAAGGGTGGCACTGTGGCAGCTAAAAAGAAAAAGAAAACTACTGGTAAAGGCATGAAAGGTCTTACTATTGGTAAGGGAGATAAACGTCCTACTAAATCTGGTGCTGGTCTAACTGCTAAAGGGGTAGCAAAATACAGAAGACAGAATCCTGGCAGTAAACTTCAAACTGCTGTGACTGAAAAGAAACCAAGAACTAAAGCAAGAGCAGCCAGAAGAAAAAGTTTTTGTGCCAGATCAGCGGGACAAATGAAAAAGTTTCCTAAAGCTGCAAAGAATCCTAACTCAAGACTTAGACAAGCCAGAAGAAGGTGGAGATGTTAGATGGTTAAAAAGTTAAAGAAAGTTTCTAAAGCATTATCAAAAGCCTCTCGTTTACATAAACAGCAATCTAATATTATTAAAAACTATGTGAAGAAAAATGAGAAAAGTAAAAGACCCAAAAGTAGGAACAGGAAAAAAACCTAAAGGTTCTGGTCGTAGACTTTATACAGATGAAAATCCAAAGGATACAGTAGGTATAAAGTATGCTACAATTAAGGATGCTAAAGATACTATTGCAAAAGTTAAAAGGATAAGAAAGCCATATGCAAGAAAAATACAGATATTAACAGTATTGGAACAACGCGCAAAGTTTGCAAACAAACCTGAACAATCCAGGTTGGCAAAAGTTGCTAAACAAACATTAAGAAAGAAACACAAAAGTAAAAAATAAAATGGCATATTTAAGTTCAAACATCCCACAGTTTAAGTGTTGGGTACGAAAAGAATTTACTAAAAATCACATGGACTATGAAGGAGAATATTTACACGCTTTAGTAATTGCAGTTAATACAATACCAGACAGATCATTAACTTTTAATGTTGTATTTACTGGATGCGATGAAGAAGAAAATGTACATGGTGGAGCAATGTGGGCAAGGATGCCTATTACAGCTTTGATAGCTGATACCAGATTAGAAGAATGGCCTGTTAAAATGCCGACACATTTAGCACAACCTTGGGACTGTTCTTCTAGAAACCATGCTATAATAGTAATGGACAGAGTATCATCAAGTCCTTGGTTATGTAAAATAGATAATGTTTTTCACACTGGGAGGTATTTGTTTACAGTAGATTATACGGATAGTTCTATATCAGATGATCCTGCACAACACAAACAGTCACATGTTATAGAGTTGATCGATGCAGGAGAATATACTGGTAATATAGTAGCACTACCAAATAATAGGGTTAGAGTTACTAATCCTGCTTTATGGGTAACTGGTGAAGGTGCGCCAGACTTTGCACCAAGTCAGTATGTTCATTCAGCAGAAATACACGACAGCTACATGAATCCATATTTAACTTTTAACAACTTGTATCAAGAGGAGACTGAAGATGCCTAAACACGCTAAATATATGTCTATGGGCGGTGCTATGAAAAATACTAAGTACATGTCTAAAGGTGGAGCAATGAAAAAAGGAACTAAGAATGCTTCAAAGGGTGGTGCCATGAAGAAAAAATCTACTAAAGCACCTCATAATCGTCTTTACTAGTAATGACAATAAACAGGTCAAAGATAAGCCAACAGATTATCAAAGCACCTTCTAAAAAGAAAAAAAGTAAAAAACTTATTAGATCACTTGCTTTGAAAACTAACAGGCGAAGCAGATCTAGAAGGAGATAAACATGTCTAATAATCCAAAAGGGATAACAGAATATACTTATAATTATATTCGTAATCCTCGCACTGCAGAAGACATAGACAAGATGACAGGTCGTCCTACTGGTCAGGGGTATGGCGCTGCACGTAAAGGTCCACAGATTAAAGCTGCAGAGCAGGATGTTGTAGTGGACTATGAGCCAGGAAAAATCATAGAATACAACGACTAGGAATAACTAAATGGGTACTAGCGGAACATACGACTTCTCAATGGATATTGATGAAGTTATTCAAGAAGCAACGGAGATGATTGGTGGTGAGCAGACACTGGGACATGAACCTAAGTCTGCCCGTAGATCAATTAATCTTCTTCTCCAAGATTGGCAGAACCGTGGCATTCTTCTTTGGACTGCTGGTACTACTGCTATCTCAGTATCTACCAGTGTAACATCTTATGCTTTAACTTCAAGTACTATTGATGTTACTGAGGCAGTTTTACGAAGAGATAATATTGATCTTCAGCTTGAACGTATTACGATGGAAGAATATTTAAAGATTCCTCGTAAGAGTCAAACAGGAAGACCTAATCAATATGCTGTTCGTAGAGAGAGAGGTAATCCTGTTTTATTCCTTTGGCCTGTGCCAGATAATACTACAGATATTCTAAAGCTGGAGCAGGTTAAGCATACAGAGGATGTAACAAAATCTGCTGGTCAGAATGCTGATATATCTCGTAGATTCCTTCCTTGTCTTACTACAGGTCTGGCTTACTACATGGCTATGAAACGTCCAGGTGTTGACGTAGGTCGGATTGGTCTTCTCAAAGCAGAGTATGAAGAACGTCTTATGCACGCTATGGATGAGGACAGAGAGAGAGCAAGCGCATATTTTTTACCTAGAATAAATAGGGTATAATAATGGCAAGTAATAAAAATGCTAAAGCTGTGTGTGATATATCTGGATTTGTTTATCCACACAGAGTAATGAAATTAAACAGTTATGGTTTACTTGTTGGTCCTCCTGATTTTGATGGAGCATATGACTTAAAAAATCATCCACAGAATAAAGTGCCTGATGTAAGAGATGATATAAATATTCGTAATCCTCGTCCACCGTCTAACTTAGATAGAGGCATTGATTGGCAAAGTGCTAATACCACATGGGAAGACACAGATAAATTTTGGAATTTAATATAATGACAACACTTACTGGCAAACTCATATCAAACAGTTACAAAGACTTACTTCAGGTAAGTAACAGTAACAGTGGTGTAGACTCAACTGTACGTTTTGTTTCAGACGGTGAAGGAACAAACTCAGCCTTAAAAATAAGTAACTCTGAAGTAGAGACAACAGGTAAACTAACAGTTGGTGCTAATCTTAGCGCATCAGGAAACATAACAGCTAATGCTGCAACTCTGATAGCTACTGTATGTGCATCAACATATTTTGGTGATGGTTCTAATCTAACAGGTGTTCAAGCTTCTATTCCTACATCAGTAACATCATTTACTGCTAATCAGTTAACAGTTGTTAGTGGAGCATCATTTACAGGTAAGGTTAGTGGCACAGCAGCAGAGTTTAGTGGTATAGTATCTGCAGGAACATTTGCTGGGGCAGCAGGTATATTCACAGGTAAAGTAAGTGGTACAACTCTTGCTATGACAGGAGCAGTGTCTGCTTCTACATTCTCTGGTACTGCTGCTACATTTACTGGTAATGTAACTGCAGCAGCTTACTATGGGGATGGATCAAATCTAACAGGTGTAGAAGCATCTGCTGCTACATCAGTTCCAACTTTTACAACTAATCAGCTTACTGTTGTAAGTGGCGCATCTTTTACTGGGAAGGTCAGTGGTACTGCCGCAGAGTTTAGTGGTAATGTTAGTGCAGCTAATTTATTTGCATCTACTAATGTATTTGTAGGTGGTGCTGCAGTTCCTACTGCTTCAGATATAGCTGCAGTTAGCGCACTCACAAGTGTTAATAAAGCAGCTATAACTTCTATTAACTCCATACTTGGTGACGGTTCTAACTTTGCTACATCGGCAGAACTAGCTGCCGTTAGTGCATTAACCAGTGTTAATTTAGCAGCTATTACATCTATTAATTCTATTCTTGGAGATGGATCTAACTTTGCTACATCGGCAGAGTTAGCGGCTGTATCATCAGCATTAGCTACAAGTATAGGTAACAGTAATACAAACATTGCAGCAGTCAGTGCTTTGACCAGTGTTAATGCTGCTGCTATTACTTCTATCAACGCTGTTATTGAAGGCAGTGTGTCTGCAGATAAAGGAACATTCAATACTCTCGTAGTTAAAACTTCCGCATCTGTAAGTGGTGAGTTAAGAGTAGGCAGTAATATTGGTGTAGACAAAGCTACTCCTTTAAAACAAATACATATTTCTAAATCAGCAGCAGCAGATATAAATCAATTAACAGATGGAACAAATATTTCAGTTGATTTTAATGAAGGTCAAAATTTTACTGTTACTTTAGCTGGAAACAGAATTTTAGATAATCCTACTAATTGTGTAGCAGGTCAGGTAGGAAGTATATTTGTAGTTCAAAATGTATCAGGAGGTAAAACTTTAACCTATGGTACAAGTTATGATTTTGCTGGAGGAAGTGCGCCTGATCTTTCAACTGATGCTAATGCAATAGACAGATACGATTATATAGTACATACATCTACAGATGTTCACATGGTTTTAACAAAGGCATACTCGTAAAAATGGTTTTTAATACGAATATATTAGCTGGTTCTAGTGGTCAGGGAGAAGATGCTCTTACTGTTACAAAAGTAAGAGCTAGACATGAAAACGGTGGTGCAGGATCATTTTGTCAAATTTGGACATTTGATGGCGTATCTAGTCCAGATACTTTATTACAGACTAGCACAACAGTTAGTGCTGGTGTTGGTAATGTTGAATATACATTTAGCACTGATCCTGTAGTTACAGGACAAAGTAAAATATGGATAGTTTTACGAGGAACAGCAGATGTAAACATGAAAAGAAGTAATTCCACTTCAGGTCAAATGATTGGAGGTGGGTATAATTCTTCTAATGGAGACGCTACTAATATAGTATTAGGCAGTAATGGCGGTATTATTAATCCAGTTAGTAACCTGGATTTGTCTGATGGAAGAACTTCAATTGGACAATCTTTAGGTGTTTCAGGGGTAGCAATTGGAGTTGGAAAAAATGGAAGTGGCACTGATAGATTTCCTGCCATGGGTGGATTAGTGAGCATAGCTTAAAAAGGGATATATTTAATGTGGGCGTTAGTAAAAGATAATTCAATATCAGAAATCATAGATAAAGCAAAACCTATGACTATTGATGGTCTAAAACATTCTAGTCAAATATTTACTTTATGGAGTGATGCACAGAGAGAAGCTGTAGGTCTTTACAAAATACAAAATAGTGGATCAGAAAAGTCTACTACTTTTTATACTAACACCTATAAAGATGAATTTAAAGATGGTGTAGTTACCAGAACATATACTAATACGGCACACTCTGTAAGTGATATTAAAGCAAGTTTAATAAATTCTATTAATACTAGTTTATCTTTATACTTACAAGGAACTGATTGGATAGTAATTCGTGAACAAGAAACATCGAAAGCTAAACCCAGTGACTTAGCTACATGGCGCACAAATTTAAGAACTAAACATGCAGAGTTAGAAACAGCTATTAATAATGCCAGTAGTGTTTCAGAGTTAGAAGCAATTGATATAAACAGTGGATGGCCTGAAGACCCAAGAACATGAAGAAATACATTTTAATTTTTACACTATTTTATTTACCTGTTTTTTTATATTCTTTTTCTGCACAAGGTAATCATAATTCAGTTCCTATGCCTGAAGACTTAATAACTTATAAAAGTTTTTGTGTAGATGAAGATGCAATATTAAGAGTAGCTGAAGGTTTATCAGACTCAAAACAAAAAGCAGATCTTTTATTTCTTAGTTTGTCTGCGGGAGAGAGATGTTTTACTCATCCAAGAAAAGTAATAGGTTTAGTAATTGAAGAAATATATAGGTTTAAAAATTATTTAAAAACACAAACAATAGTTTATAAGATTAAAACAAATCCCACAGAGTTTGGTTACATATTATATCTGTCTGCACCAGAATTAGGAGTTTAAAATGGCAAGTACTTATACATCAAATATAAGACTAGAGAAGCAAGCAGATGGAGAAAATCCTAATGCTTGGGGAGCAATTCTTAATACAAATGTTATTGATCTGGTCGATCAGGCGGTTGCAGCATATCAGATAGTTTCAGTCAGTGGTACAACTCCTATAACACTAACTCAGGTTAATGGTGCTACAGACCAATCACGTAAAGCTATCTTGTCTTTTGACGGTACACTTACTGCAGAGACTTCTATTATTATTCCTTCTGCTAATAAGATGTATTATGTAAGAAACAATACATCAGGATCATTTGCTCTTAAAATTAAAACTGCAGGTAATACAGCTATTACTATAGAACAAGGTTCTAATGTGATGGTAGCATCTGATGGCACAGATGTATATCAGACTGCATTTCCAACATCAGTAAGTGCTTTTACTGTTAACAGTCTTACGGCTACATCAGTATCTACCAGTGTTCTTAATGCCAGTAAAATATCAACATCAATTGTGTCAGCCACAAATATAAATGCTACCTCAGTATCTGCTGTATCAGGTAGATTTTCAGGAACAGTATCTGCTTCTGCTTTTGATGGTTTAGGTAATCAACTTAGCTTTGGAAGTGATGCTCAAGGAGATGTTTACTACTATGCTGGAAATAGCATAGCAAGACTTGCTGCAGGAACAGATGGTCAATTTTTAAAGACACAAGGTTCAGGCGCTAATCCTGTATGGGCAGATACTGGTGGAAATTTAATGCAACCTCCTCAAACGAAAGTAGTTACAGGTAGTTCTGTTATAGGCACAGCTAATTTTGACCTTAGTCAAAAACCAGTGATAACTTCAGGAACTGAAATTTCTAGTTTAACTGTGAGCATTACACCTACTGATGTTTCAAGCACAATTGAAGTAGATGTTGATTTATATTTAGGAACAGTAGATCAAAATATTGTTGCTGTAGGTGCTTTATTTATAAATAGTGAAACAACTTGTCTATCAACAGCTTATGGTAACGCTGGCACTACAAACATGCCAATATATCTAAATATGACTTTTAAACAAGTAGCCACTAGTCTAGGATCAAGAACATTTACTGTTAGAGCAGGAAAAAATACTGGTGCTAATAATGTTCTTTTAAATAAAGGCAGTACAGAAATATTTGGAACATTTTCATCTTCTAAAATTACAGCAAAAGAATTTAAAAAGATTTAGCATAAATGGCAAGCACGACAGCAAGATTATTTAAATTTAATCTCAGACCTGGAATACGCAGAGAGTCTACAGACTATTCTGAAAGTGGTTCTTGGTATGATTGTGATCGTGTGCGTTTTAGAGAAGGCAAGCCAGAAAACTTACGTGGCTATCAAAAACATTTAGATACTACCTTTGACGGTACAGCAAGAGACTTACTTACTTGGCAGAATAATAACACAGAAAAACTTTTGTCTTTTGGTACAGAACAAAAACTATATGTTCTTGCCAGTGATATTCTATATGATGTAACTCCTATCGTAAGTACAGTAACTGTAGGAACAGATGGAACAGCAGGTAAGTTAGCCACTGTTTCAGGTTCTAATAAGATTGCAGTTAGTCTTAATTCTAACGGTGTTTCAGTGGGTGATCATATCTTTTTCACCAGTGCATCTATAAGAAACTTTGCCAGCACTAACTTTGCTGCCAGTAGTTTTGGTGGACCTGTATTTAGAGCAGTTAGTACAAGCGGAACAAATCGTTTTCTTATTAGCACTACAAGCGTGGCAACAGCTACAAGCACAAGTGCAGGTACAGCAACGGTTAACTTCCTTCTAAGAACAGGATCAAATGATAACATTCAGGGTCTGGGTTATGGTGCAGGAGTATATACTGCTGGTGTATCCACAACAGGTGGAAGAGCATGGAACAGACCTGCCGAGTCTTCAGGCATAACCTTTGCCGCTACTCAATGGTCATTAGATAACTTTGGTGAAGACTTACTGGCTGTTCGCAGAGGTGGTAATTTATTACATTGGGATGCAGATGCAAGCACCAGACCAATTAGAACAGCCATAGTAACTACTGCTCCCGCCAGTATTAATAGTATTGTTGTGTCTCCTAATGACAGACACGTTTTAGCTTTTGGTACGAATGAGTTTGCTGGTGGTGCATTTAATCCTTTGTTAATTAGATGGTCAGATCAGGAAGACTTTACCAACTGGACACCATCAGTCTCTTCTACATCAGGTGAGTTACAAGTAGTAGATGGAACAACTCTCAAGGGCGGTATTAGATCACGTAATACAATACATGTTTGGTCTGATCAGGCGTTGTATTCTCTACAATATGTAGGTCCACCATTTATCTTTGCTATATCACAATTAGGGACTAACTGTGGATTAATAGGTCAACATGCAGCTATTAACGTAGACGGTATTTCTTATTGGATGGGAGACAACAACTTCTACAGGTTTGATGGTAGAGTGGATAAGTTAAACTGTACTGTTCGCAGATATTTATATGATGATTTTAATATGGCGCAGGGTGATAAAGTTTATGCTGCAGTCAACTCAGAGTTTCACGAAGTTGTCTGGTACTATCCTAAAGAAGGTTCATTAGAACCTAATGCTTATGTTCTTTATAACTATGAGGAAGACACTTGGGCATATGGCACTGGTTTCTACACAACCTTCAAAGATGCTACGGTATTTACTAATACTATAGCAACAGGAAAAGTATCTGCAGGAGCAACACCTCATATCTGGGATAATGAACCTGTATCTGTATTTACTGGTGATGGAGTAGCTTTGTCTTCTTTTCTACAGTCAGCAGACCTTGATATAGATGAAGGTGATGACTTAGTATTTGCAGATAGAATTATTCCTGACTACACTATAAATCAAGGTAACATAAATATGTCTATTAACTTTAGAGATTTTCCTGCAGCTAACACTACTGAAAAAGGACCGTTTGAAATTAATTCTGGTACAAAGAAGATAGACTTCAGGGGAAGAGGAAGGCAATATAACGTAAGAGTTTCTTGTAATGATTTTAATACCTCATGGAAATGGGGCAGTGTTCGTATAAAACTACAACCAGATGGTAAACGATAATGGCTTTTCTTTATCCAGAACTACCCAGATATCAAAATACAGAAGATTTAACTCAGGTATACAATACTCTTATAGCTTATGCTGGTGAGTTGAAGTTTCTTTTAGAATCAAGAGATGTAGAGCTAGGTTCTACTCCAGCTACTAAAATATTTAGTGTTGTTACAGTATCAGAAATAGGTAGACCTGCTAGTGGAGATATAGCTTTCTCTATAAGCGCAAGTAAGTTTAAAGGTTATGTAGGTAATAGTTGGGTGGACTTTCACTAATGCATGACTATAAGAAAGTTTTTGAGATAATAAATCAGAATACATTTATTGAGAATGTAAATAAAGGTATAGTACAGCCGCCTGATTTTTTTGGAGCAACTAAATCTGAAGGTATGGCATATTCAAAAGATTCGCTGTATAATAAAGAAAATACATTACATGCAGATATGACTAAGATACAGTCTAACTACATGGATATTAGGAGATGCTTATAATGGTTGAAGGATTAGATAAGCTGGCAGAGATACAGGCTTTACGTGAGGCTGCTCAACGTCCTCCTGCTGAAGTACAACAGATGCAAATGCCTTCTCCTGAAGCTGGTTTACAAAGTATAGTTCCAGGGCAAATATTAGATGAGAATGGTTTACCAGTGTCTCCTAGTACTGCTGATACAGTTAATCAGGTAACTCAAATAGCTGGTCAATATGCTATGGCTAATCCACAAAAGACAGGACCATTTGCTGCAGCATTGGCTGCTTTTGGTGCAGGTAGTGAAGCAGCTAATATGATAGACAAACGTGTAGAGGTTGAGTCAGAAAGGGAAAACTTAGATGCTGTCAAGAATGTTGCTACATCATTACCCGATAGAACTAGAACTGATATGCCAGCAATGGCTATGCCAGTTCAAGCGCAAGAAGAAATCCAAGTAACTGAAGCATCTCCTATGCAAGCAGGACTAGCTAGTGTCATGCCTATGCAAGCAGGGGGAAGACCAGATATTCCTGATATTCAAGGTATAAAAAATAAGATTGAATTTCAAAATCAATTAAATAGTGTTATAGCGGATCAGACTATAGACCCTGCTGTTAAAAGATTACTTCCTTTTTGGACAAGAGAAGAAGGATTTTTAACTACAACAAAATCTGCTATTGAAGATGGGACAACTAAAGATATTGGATTTGGACATAAGTTAACTGATCAAGAAAGAAAATCTAAAAGAGTTTATGGTATCGATATTTCAAAACCTCTTTCAACAGAGAATGCTTTAAAAATAGCTGTTAAAGATTTAGAAGGTGGACTTAAACAAATACAAAATAATATTACAAAAATGAAAAAAAATAAATTATTACCTGAAAATGTACAAAGCTATGACCAACTAAATACTAATCAAAAAGCAGCTTTATTAGACATTCAGAAAAATGTGAAAAAAGGTATAGTTGGTTATCCTAAATTTACTAAAGCTGTTTTAACAGGAGATAGTAATTTAGCTAATGAAGAGCATGAAAGGTATTTTGAAAAAGACGGTAAATTCGTTTTAATGAAAAAAAGAAATAAAGCATTTGTAAAAGAATTTCCCAGTATTTTTATGTCTGAAGAAAATAAAACTCGCGATGACTTACAAGAGTTAGCTTCACTTGAACAAACATCTATGGAAACTCCTAATATTTACAAACAGTATACTGTCAAAGAAGGAGATAACTTAACAACGATTGCTAATAAATTAGGGACAACTCTCGAAGAAATAAGAAATGTAAATGATGACATAACATTAGCCAATCAAGATAATATTCGTATTAATCAGAAAATTAATATTCCTGGGATGGAAAATGATTCTTTTGTTAGAGATGTTCCAGAGCAACCACAAGACCAAAGTATTTTAGATACTATAAAATCTTACGGTAGCGAAGGTATAAGCGCTGTCAGAGAATTTTTTGGTCTTAGAGAAGGTGGAGATGTAGGAGAATACTTTGAAGGTCAGGTAGAAGGAAAGGGTGACGGTATGTCTGATGAAATACCTTTTCAAGTAGAAGGTGGTAATCCTGACTTTGCTATGCTCAGTAAAGATGAATACGTTATACCTGCTGATGTAGTAGCTATGCTTGGTAATGGTTCTTCTGATGCTGGTGCAGATAAGTTAGATGATTTTCTAGAAGATACTCGCGAAGAAGCTTTTGGAAGAAAAGAACAGCAGACAAAGATTGATGCAGAGAAAGGATTAAGTTCGTTAGCTTAAATGGAAGTTACAAAGATAAGGTCAAACTGTATAGAGATTACATGGCCGTATGTAAAAGACTTACTGGCTAAACCACTGAAAAGAAGTCACGGGGAATATAACTTAGAAGATATTTATAATTTATTAATAACAGAAGTAATGGAGTTGTGGGTTGGACTTAGTGAAGAAAATGGAATTGTTGTCGCTGCAACAACCCAACTTGATAAATATCCTAATTATAATGTTCTTACTATTTGCTTAGTAGGTGCAAAGACAAATACAATAGATGATTGGTTAGACTATTGTGTGTCTGATGATTCTGACATGGTTCAATATGCGAAACAAAATAACGTAAAGCATATTAAAATAATTGCAAGGGATGGTTGGAAAAGAAAACTGGAGAAGTTTAATTATAAAAAATACGCCACCGTATTAACTAAGGAACTATAACAATGAGCATGAAAAATAAATTTAATAAAGTCTTGTCAGACTTTTCTAGTGTAGAGAAAGTATTATTATATAACTTCTTATATGAAGAATTGTCTGGTAAAGGTATATGTGGTGACACTGAACTTGCTCACGTTAACAAACATGAGATGGCTGTTCTTCGTTCTATGGGTGGCGCAGGAACGATAAACGAAAATACCAAGTGTGTGCAGTTCTTTGGTTCACCTCCTCCACCTCCTCCTGTAACTACCACATCAAAACAATCAGCAGAAATACCTGCAGAATTAAAACCTTATGTTAAAGAAGTTCTTTCTGAAGCACAGGACATTTATAGAACACGTAAAGAAGAAGGATATGTTCCTTATACTGGTCAAGAGATAGCTGAGTTTAGTCCAGAACAAGAAAGAGCATTTGATCTTACTGCCCAATCAGTAGGGCAAACTCAAGCTTTTGCGACTCCTGCTGCACAGTTTGCAGGGTTAGCTGGTCTTGGAACTACAGATGCAGACATCTCAAGGTTTATGAATCCTTATGTATCTCAGGTTATTGAAAGAGCAGAGCGTGAGCGTAGAAGAGCAGCAGATATAGAACAACAGGAGTTAGCTGCAAAAGCAGTTCGGGCTGGTGCATTTGGTGGTAGCAGAGAGGCTATATTAGAAGCAGAACGCCGCCGTAATTTAGAACAGGGTATTGCTGACATAAGAACCGCAGGTTTGTCAGAAGCTTTTAAACAAGCAGTGCAACAGGCACAAGCACAACAAGAGAATAGATTAGGCGCTGCTCGTAGCCTTACTCAACTTGCAGAGGTTGCACCTAGAGGAACTGCTGATGAACTTGCACGTTTAGAAGCAGTCGGTGCAGCACGTAGAGGACGAAGCCAAGCTGATTTAGATATATCACAAAGAAAGTTTCAAGAAGAAAGAACTTTCCCAGAGACTACACTTCAACAGTATTCTCAATTTATTCAACCTACTCAGGGTGCATTAGGTCCATCAAAATCTATTACAAACATAGGACCAGGACAAGCACAACCAACTTATCTGCAACAAACTGCAGGATTTTTAGGTGCATTATCAAAATTTAGAAAAACTGGTGGTAAAGTAGGAGGTTCATCTGGACTAGCTTCTCTTCAAGCTGGAGGACAAATTCCTGATGAAGAAGAGGAGACAACAGAACAAACTGATCCATTTACTGAAGAAGAGTTAGCAGCTTTAGCAGAGGCGCAGCCAGGATTTTTTGAAACTGTAGGAGATACGGTAAGTTCAGGTATTTCTGCACTAGACGACTTTTTAATGAAACGTCCAAAGCAAGATCCTTTTGCTACTCCTACTAGATTAGATACTCTTGGTGACTTTCTCATAGGCTATTCACAGGCCGATCCTTCTAAACCTTTAGGTACACAGTTTGGTCAAGCTGCTGCATCTATGTCTGCCAAGCAAGCTAAACAAAGACAGCAAAGATTGGCTAATGAAATAGCTAGAAGAAGGTTAGCGTTAGAAAAACGAGGATTAGATATTAAAGCAAAAAAATCTGGTATACTTACGCAACAACAAAGAATAGCTGCGGTAGAAAAAATACAAAATATTGTTGATCCAGAGAAGTTAAAAGACATTAGAGATAATATTACTGATCCATTTATGATAAATTTTATTAATAAACAATTAAAAGATCCGAGTCTTACTGCTAAACAAGCACGAAATAAAGGATCTGTTGCTGCAACAATAAGAAAAAGAGGATCATAGTTTGTGGCTGAAGAACAACAACAAAAAGAATCTTCTGTACAAGAAAGATCATACGAAAGTTTAGTCGGTGATAAAGACTTAACTGATGGACTTTTCTTTGTCTTAAAAGATTTAGATATTGATGTAGATTATGAAGATAAGAAAGGTATAATAGATTCTTTTCTTACAAGAAAAAGATTCTTTGAAAATAATCTTGTAGCTGCTCCTGTAGCAAAAAGTGCTATCGATGACATGGACAATGATAGTAAAACTATCCTTGGCTATGCATTAAAAGAGACTGACAAACTTCCTACCTTTGGAGAAGGTGCCGCACCTCTCGGTAAAAAAATAGCAGACTATGGTCTTGCTGGCATAACTGATCCTACTAATTTATTTTCTGCCGTAGCTGCCGCATTTACTTTAGGTGCAGGAGGTGCCGCTAGTTTGGCTGCTAAAGAAGCTGCTAAACAGGGTGTAAGAAAATATCTTAAATCAAAAATAAAAGCTGCTGTTTCTAAACCAGCATTAGCTAGTTATGCAGTGGAGGGAACTGTAGCTGGAACTGGTGGTGCAGCAACAAATGTTATCAATCAAAAGATACAGCAAGAAGTAGGACTACGAGATAAAGAAGATGGTATTGATTTAACAGAGGCTGCAACTCAAGGGATTATAGAAGGTGTTGCTTCCCCTGTTATAGGTGTTCTGGGTAATGTTGCTGGTGGCGGTGCATATCAGTTAGGTAAAGCTTCGGGTAGAAAAGCAATACAAGTTCTTCCTGATACACCAAGAGAAGCAATAGAACAAGGTGTAGAATCTGGTGTTGCTTGGTTAGAACGTAATCTTTTACCTGCAGGGGGTGCGTCTGATACACAAAGACGATTGGTGGAACGTCAGTCAGGTCAGGCAATGTCTTTTAAAAACAGAGCAGAAGATTTAACAAATTCTTTTAATAATGTTTTAAAAAGAGATTTTACAGAAGCAGATATCATAGGAATAAAAAAGGACGATGCTACAGGAACAAAAGAAATACTTGCAGAGGAAAGTTTAATTAATAAAGCACTTCAGGGTGATGCGGATAGTTTATCTATAGTTCAAAATAAAAGTCAAGAAGCAAGAAATTTAATCGATGACTTTTTTAGTTTAAGAAATGAAGCTTTTGACTTCGCTAAAAATTCTTCTGTTAATAAAAAGATACTAGGCATATTTGATAAAGACCCTAACTATGTTCGTAATGTTCCAGAAAAACATGCTGTTACTAAAAGAGCAGAAAGTTATAAAGACTTTATTAAAAGAAATCCAGAGGCTAAATCAGAACTAAGACAAGCTATGCTTCTTGATCCTGAAAATTCAAACTGGAAAAAGTTTACTGATAAGTATATCCAAGTAGACAGTGAAGGGGTAGCTAAAGAAGCACTAGATAATACTAAAGTAGATAAGATTGTAGATGAAGCAGCTAAAAGTTTATATGCTCCTACAAGAAAGTTACGAAAAGAAACAGGTGCGTTTGAGAAAAGAAAAGAAGATTTAAGTCCTACGTTAAAGAAATTTATTGGTTACAATAATATACCAGGATTAAGAATAGCTGAAACTATAAATGGTATAGTTGATACAGCCTCAAGAACTAATGTTGCCAGAGATATAATAGGAGATGCTACCCGCAGAGGGGTGGCTGTTACTGTAGACAAAGCAGCTAAAAATCCAGAAGCAGTAGCCAGACAAAGTTTGGGCGGTGAAGACGTAATGCCCATCACTGGTTCTTTTCAAAAAATATCTAAGGGTGAAAAAGAAGATGCAGTTATGCGCCTTCCCTTTGATGCTATAGATGATTCATTAAAAAATGTATACATTACAAAGACAGAAGGTCAGAAGTTAAAAGAACTTTTTGATGAAGGTTTTGCCAGTGATATTTATAAAAGAGATGATATCGTAGGAACTGTTGTCAGAACATTTTCTGGAGTGCAGGGATTATCTAAAGCAGGTAAAACTATATATTCTCCTTTAGCACATGCTAGAAATATTGTAGGTGCGGCTGGCTATGCAATAACAAGTGGAAATCTTAAAGGTCTTATAGATGGTGCTAAATATCTTTTTGGATTATCTAAAGAATCAAAAGAGGATATTATTAAAGAATATACTGAGTTAGGAATTAGAGGTTCTAACATTGATCTTAATCAGGTATTAAAAAGATTTGGAGATATATCTGATAAAGTAGATGATGGTGGTATTATAGAACGTCTTGTTAAGAGTGGCGGTTTAGCTGCGTTTGGTAAACCAGGAACAAAAGCTGCTAAAGTTGCTCAAGAATTTTATGGCGGTGTAGATGACTTTTTTAAAGGTGCATCTGTTTTTGCCAATGAGAAAAGAAAAGCTAGTAAATTATTTAATTCTTTTTCTAAAGAACAACAGGCAGCTAAACTTGCAGAGTTTGACCAAACATTCAATGCTGGTAGAGGAACATCTACAGCAAAGGATTACATCAAAGAAATAGCTTCTCAAAAAACTTTAAATCTTACTCCTGTATATGGTCGTATTCCTAAAATATTAGAAAATCTAAGAGCGTTTCCAGTGATAGGTTCTTTTACTGCTTATCCTGCAGAACGTATTCGTAACACTTATCAAATATTTAAGATTGGAACAGATGAATTAAGAGAAGGTTTTGAAACAGGAAACAAAGAATTAACTAAACAGGGGATATCTCGTCTTGCTCAGTGGAGTGCTGCTCAAGGTGCATTATACACTGGTGCTTATGCTATGAATGAAAGTAATGGCTTTGGAGATGTTATAGACGGAATGCGTAATTTTCTTCCTGATTGGGAAAAGAATGGTGCGTTAGTAGTAACAGGTAAAGACAAAGACGGTAATTATAAGTATGTTGACCTTACCTACATTCATCCCGATAGTCAGTTTCAAAATGCCCTTGTTCCTATTATTCTTAAAGCGGCTAGAGGAGAAGACGTATCAAAAGATTTAGATGAGTCTGTGATAAATTCTTTTAAAGAATTAGTTGATCCTTATGTTGATCCTAGTTTAGCATTTGAATTTAGTAATAATATGTATGAGTTTGTAACAACAGGAGAAAAAAGAAATCTTCTAAAAGCTTTGACTGCTGTTGAACCAGGATATCTTAATTTTCTAAAAGACATGGCGAGAGATGCAGGTGCTTTTGAAAAATTAGGTCAAGCAGGAAAGGATGTAGAACAAGAATTATTTCCCGAAGTGTTTGGTACTCAAGATTCAAAAGCAGAAGATCTTTCTGAGTTAATAGCTAGAAGCGGTCTTCCTTTTATAGAAGATCTTATTCCTATCCCAGGAGCTAAAGAAAAAGTATTTAATCCTAAAAAAACTATGGCCTTCGCTATATCAAATATTAATAAAAATTATAAATCAGACAGAAGCAAGTTCTTTAAAAATTTAGTGAATGATTTAGCTGACCCTCGTACAGAAATTGACACAGTATCTATTTTACAGGATTACGATGAGGTATTGAACCAGCAGTTTGTTGCTCAACAGGCATTTTTAAATTTATATAGAGACATGGAAAAGGTCATAGGTAAAAAAGAAACATTCGAGATTATGAAATCTTTGAAAGATTCAAGTGGTAGCATACTACCATCACAAAAAAGTTTAGCTAGTATTTTAAACCGTGAGCGTTTTGATCCTTCAACTGTGTCTAACAAGGCTAACGAATTCAACGCTCTTGATAGAGAGTTGATAAGAAAAACAGGTATGTCTTACAGAAATAATTTAAATACTCTTAGAAGAGAATTATTAGCGTTAGAAAAATTTTATAAAAATATAAATTTAAATGCAGAACCACCTGATCTTGAGATAGAGGCAAACTAATGGAAATGAATGGACAGTTTCTGTTTCAAGTAGGAGCAGTAATAGCTTCTTTGTCTGGCGCATGGGCGTTGGTAAGATCACAAGTGCATACACTCAAAGCTAATCAAGCTGAAATAAAAAATTATGTGGATGAATTAAACAGAGAACTGGATACAGCAGAGAATGCTGTGTCTGTTTTGAGAAGTCAGATTAAGGTTTTGGCAGACATTTTAAGTCCTGACAATCTTAAAGTTCAATACGAGTGGCAGGGTGAAATAGCAGAAAAATTAAATCAAATGGAAAAAGATATTATAACGCTCCAACACATGCATAATGGTCGTCATCCTGCTCTTGAAGAGATTCTAACAAAAAATAAGTCCTAAAATTAGCCGTACAGTGCAGGTAAAGAACCTCTCGGCTACCCTACCACCAGAAGATAGGCTAATTTTATGTGTGTTTAATTATCAGGCGCACAGAAGATTTATGCTATTTTAGTACATGGCCTTCCCTAGATTCTAGGTATTCTTTCCTGACATTTCTTTTTGGAACAGATTCTATCTTCTTTCTTATGTGTTCTGCTTCATCAAGTTCTTCTTCCTGTTCTTCATCTGCAAAAAAGTCACACTTTAAAAAAAGTTTTGATGTTTCTTTCTCACCCAGAACTTCAAGATACTTAATTATATCCTCTTCTACTTCAGCTATAGTCTTAGGCGCTTCTTCTTCTTTAGCAGAACGCACACGGGTCAGTACTTCCAATGCTTTGATAGCACTGTTTGTATGTCCGTTGTTCTTTGCATAAGTATATTGATTTTCTATTTCAGAGACAACATCGATACGTGTCTCTATTTCTTTTTCTAACTCTTCTATTCTTTCTCTGATATCTTCTCTTTGTAAAAGTCTGTGACCTTGAGTATGTGCAGAACCTTCAGAGTAGCCAGCTATCTTGGCAGACTCTGTTGCATTACGATACATAATGTATGCTTGACAGAACTTCTCCTGTCTGATTTTTAATTCAGCCATAATTAGTTACAGAACTTATTCCAGGTTTCGTTGTGTGCAAGTATACGTCTTGCAGTGCCGCCAGTAAGTTGATCATTATCAGAAATAAGAATAGGTTTTACCCAGCTACAGTACGTCTTTCCTACTCCAACGCTTCCGCAACTTGCTAACGACAGCATCATCAGCCATACGATCAATATCCTGTTCAATTTTATCTGCCTCCCTGTTTTTTTCTATTGCATCCTCAAGTTCTTTTTTCTCTGCACTATTTTTACCTGCTTTATAGGCAAACAAAAAAGGTAATATCTTAGTAAAGATATTTACAACTGAGGATACAATAGATGATATTATCGGCATTAGTCTTTCTTTGGAGCAGGTTCAGATACTTGAGTACCTGTATCTTTAGCTTTACCTATCGTTAGAGACAAAAACTCTACTGCTTTATATATTTTACCCATAATACTATCAGGAGAAGGTGTGCGTGTGCCAGCAACGATAATACTGGCTATGGTCACAATACCTGTTAGTGTACTTAGAATAACATCACTGTTATCAATAATAGTCTGAAGCATAATAAATCCTTTCTTAGGCTGCTTGTTTTTCTTCTATCAAGTCCATGTAGCTCTTTGGTCTACTTCTTTTAGAAAGTTTATAAACCTCGGATACTAATGTATTTTCCCCATAAAAATGCACCGCCATTTCAACCTGCGGATTATCAAACAACTTCTCACAATCTTGTGCCATAGCAAGAAGTTCACCAGTAGTCCAAAAATGACAGTCGTTTATTTCTACTGGCATATACTTTGGTCTTACACCGTCATCCAGCTTCTCTTTTTTCTGCTCCTCTGTAAGACCATCAACAGAGCAGTCAAAGCCAAATAGATGAAAGTTTCTAAACCCGAATATGTGCATCATTCCTATAGCTCTCATAGCTGCACATGTGCCACCACTAACAAATGTGGCATTGTCTTTATCTATCTTTAACTTATAGTCTATCTCAACTTTACCACTCACTATATCAGCGACAGCTTGAGAGAAAGCGTGCCATCCGTATACGTTCTTTGTTTTGTCCATGATAAACTTAGTAACACTAGGATCAGTCATAGAAGCTATAAAGAACTTTGTGGTTTGATCTATCTCCTTAAATAATTCTGTTCGCACGATGCCATGTGTGCTTGTTCCACTTATGGGTCTAGGATCAAGTATAACACATGCCCACGGTTGAATACCAGCCTCTAAAAGTAAAGGATAACTGTGTTTTACACATACTATTTTAGCGTTGTTTTTTTCTTGGACAGCTTTTAATTCTTCAAAGTCAAGAGAAGGACCAGCAGAAGCTATAATTATATGTTCATCATGTATGTCACAGTTTTGTACAAAATCCCAATCTTTTATTAAGTCTATGTTTTCATTTATATTATCTAATATTTCTTCTTTAGGCACACAATCTCTAGGCTGAACTATTATAGGTGTTCTGCTTAAAGATTTAGGCAAATCAGGAAGATCCTCTGTTTTTAGTCTCACCATCAAATGCACTGTCCCGCCATCTTTTACTCTGTCCTGAGAAGGTAAAACATACACTCTGGAATTTTCCTTCATTGTTTCCAGTAATCTGTTAGTGCCTAAAAACTCATCACCAGGAATTTTACCATCTGCATCTTTAGCATAGTAGTCATCCAAAACAACAACGGGAACATGCATTAAATTTTCATAGTCAGACAAAATAGTTTCTTCGCTATGTCCACCATCTATAAATGCAAAGTCAGTTTTCTTTAACTCCTTCTTTGCTCTTGGCATAGTTTCTTTTGAATCACCTTTCAGTAAACTAAACGTGAAGATTTTATTTTTTTCTTCCATCTTTTCAGAAAATTCTTCAAGTCTTTTTACCACAGCATTAAAGTGATTGTGTGGTTTTGTGTTCTGCTCTTTCTTATCTGTCTCAGCAGTCGCGTCTTGGAATAAATCAAACCCTGTATAGTGCACTCTATCTCTGTTTTCAAAAGCAGCTAAAGACATTTCTATAGCTCTGCCACCATTCCAAGTTCCGACTTCTACAATTCTTTTTGGTTTGTAAGTTCTGATAAGTTCTGCTAACTGTGCGTACCTGGGAAGATTAACGTCAGGAGTAACCTCATTTTTGTCTATGTTGTTTTTTAAGTTACCTTTATAGTGAACCATAAATTTAGCAAGATTAGACTGAGGAAACACAGCTAATCCAGTAGCGCCTTCACTTAAATTATGTACCTTCATACCATGAGCCGCGTATATTTTAATGAACCTAGTCATAATAAAAGCATCAGTCCATTCTCTGTAAGCTAACACTTCTCCTATGTCGTAGCATCCTCTTATATCAGCCAAGAAATAGTGACTATGCATCGTGTCTAAATTAAAACCAATAAACCCTGTCTCACTAAAATCAATATCTGTTCTGCCCAAGTGTATTAGTTCAGCGTCTTTTGGAAAAGCTTCAAACAATATTTCTTCAGACAAAGAAGAGGTTGTTAGTACATCCGCATCCATCCATATTAACCAACCACCCCTTACTTCATTCTCTGATATTTCTAAAAAATAATCTGTCAGCGCATAAACTTTATGACAGAAACGCAAAGCATCCATGCGAAAGTTATAAGGCATCTGACCGTTAGATGTACCGTCATACCCTTTCATCTTCTCTAAAAATTTAGTTCTATCTTCTACCTGATCTAAATCTCTGTACTCAATAATAGGTGACTGAGGAAACTCTTTCTTCTGTTCTTCGGTTACAGTGTCATAATAAACTATAAGTTTTAAATCGTCTGCCCAATGTTCAACAACAGACTCAAGCATCTTCTTTGCATATACATCAAAGTGTCTACCTGAAAAAGATGTTACAAATCTAACCATTTCGTTTTACCATCTCTGAATATAACGCTGACCACTCTTTAGCATATTTATTATCTACAGTTCTTTTTCCATCCCAGTTCTTGTATATTGGACCGCCTGTAGTAAAGTGAACACACTTAGGTTTTAAGTTAGCAGGAGAGTGTCCATCTAACCAATTCCACTCTTGAGGTATAGATCCTATAAAATTATCTTCATAGTCTCTATCAAGAAAAGCAAACCTGTGTAACCAAGAACCACTTTTTGTATTTACATCATGCACAGTAAAATCTTTTAATGCTTCATGTCCACAGTTCCACATAACAAAACTAGACCAGTTTTTTCTGCTGTAGTTAGACTGAATACGACCATCCATTTTTAAGCCGCCATCTGTAACATGATCATGTTTTACACAACTAACAGCAAATGAAGGATCGCAATACTCATTAAATAATTCAGATATATCTGTATTCACAAACATATCGCAATCCATAAATAAAGCATACCCTTCAAATTGATTTAAGAAAGGAACTAGAAATCTAGTAAAACTAAATTCAGTTGAAAAGGGTTTACCATCAAAACAATCTACAAACTGATTGTCTTCATTAATATCTTTAGCTCGAAAATAAAGACCTGCTCTACGAAGATTGTTTTGTTTTAAAGGGATTATGTCTACGGGATGATTTGTATTTTTTCTTATGCTGTAGGATAGAACATCGAAGTAAGTTTTTTCTTTATCGTCATACCCTACATATATTTTGTATGGTTTATTTAACATTTTTTATATGATAAGGGGTGAGGACAATACCCCACCCCTATATACTACCTATTCTATTGGGATTACTTTTTTATGTTGATCGTCAGCTTTCATCTTTAATTTTACTTTTAGTAAACCGTCTACCATTTCTGCGGCAGCTACAACATAGTTGGGATTTAAAGAAAATGTTCTTTTAAATTTTCTTTTTGAAATATTTTTCACCACAATAGCATCAGCAACTTCTTCTGCTAATTCTTTTTTATTGTAGAAATCACTGGAAGCAACAGTTAAAAAGCCGTCTCTTTCTTCTACTGTTATATCTTCTTTAGAATATCCTGCCAAAGCAATTTCTAAAATGTATCCGTCATCTCCATCTTTAGAAATGTCATGGAATGGGAATGTAGTTGCATTATCTTTGTGGAAAGACAACATTGGTGAAGAAAGATAATCTTCAAAACCAACACTAAAGTTTTTCAATAACTCTTTTACGTTGTCATTTATAGAGTGTAGTGCGTTTTTATTATGAGCTTGTAGTAATTCTATATTCATTTTATTCTCCTATTAAGCGAGATTATGTGGCACACATTATGTCATGCCGTAGTCATAGTACTATATAAACAAACTGTAGTCAAGAAAATTTTTTACCTCTAAACCAACAAGTCATAGCGCATCTTTCTCCTTCTTTTACTTTAGTTACTCTATGAAAAATAAAAGAAGGGAAGACAACAATACTTCCTTGTCTTCTCATTTCTTTGATAGTTTTAAATCTGTTTGATGCTTGAGGATGTACAAAATTTTGTATTTGAAAATCGCCACCTTTAAATTCACTGTTTAATGTTATAGATATGGCTAATTTTCTAAAGTATGGGTCACTCTGTTTTTCTATTCCTGTGTCTACATGCCAATCATAAAACTGATTTTTACCATAGAAAGATATCTGAGGCACTTCAAAAGAAGTTAAATTAAAATTCCAACCAGCCTTTTCATTAGCTATATCTATATATAACTCTAATATTTCAGACAACTCTGGATTAGCTAACCAAGCTACTCTGTTGTTTCTTATTTCTGATAATATTACGTTATCTCCTTCTTTGTAAACCTCTGCTTCTTTTGAGTCTAACTCTCTTGCGACATTTATCATGCCATCACAAAATCCTTTTGGAAGGACTTCTTTAAAACAATAATGAGTTAACATTTATACCCCACAACTACCTCCATGACCTGTAATGTCACAGATATCGTGTGTCTCTACACCTTCTTCAAACTCTTCACCCAATTTATCTACAGCCTCAGAATAAGGCACATTTGTTAAAGGTTGTCCTCCACGACATGAGTCAGGATATACGGTAAAGCCTCTTAACCTACTGGCGTATGAAGCAAGAGTTTTAGTAAAGTCTTTTACTGTGTCTTCATTATTAAGTTTACTACCCCATGCAGGTAAATTAATTGTAGACGAGATAGACATGTCCACATAGTCCTGTACATCAGCCTGAAATTTTATTCTACGTTTGTAGTCATCAGCAAGATCAAGGGCAGATTCAATCTTTTCTGGTTTGGTGCCATAGATATTGATAAGTTCCTGCGCTGCACTATCAACCACGTATTGATAATGCCATCTAGTCCCACCTTTTAAATATCTGCGCTTGTAAGCCACAGCAAATATAGGTTCTACACCTGTGCTTGTGCCAGCAAGAATACCTATTGATCCTGTTGGTGCAATAGCACGATTAGCAACTGGTCGGCTAATACTAAGTTCATCCGAGAACTTTTGAGATACTGAGTCACTAACACCCTTATATACAGACAACCACTGATGTAGTTCTTCAGTGACTTCATATTTAGAATTACGTTTAATTAACCACTCATGTATACCCATCAGACCAAGACCAAGCCTACGGTTTTTCTCTCTCACTTCATAAACTTTTTGATACGGTAGCTTTGCTCGTAATGTACCACATAAAAGAAACTTCGTAGCAAGTTCTACTATTTCACTAAGTTCTTTAATACTTTCAATACGTCCAAGATTTAATGATCCTAAATTACAAACGTCCGAATCTGTGTCTGAGCAAACTTCGGTGCAAGCGTTGCGAAGTGTTTCATTTTCTTTATCAAAAAAGTTGAAGCTAAATCCAGGTTCTGCCGTGCTTAAAGCTTGTTTTACGTTTTTCTCAAAAACTTCTCCTACATCTCCCGTTCGTAAATACTTTAACAGCCATTCAGTGTCATAGTTAACACTGATGTTAGTCATATCTAGAGGTGCATTAAAATTAAAATCTTGTTCTTTAACCTGACCGACACTAAAACCTGTGTCACCCACTGGCATATCATACCAGTTTTTACATTCAAGAAACTTGTGTATATCAGAGTGTTGCCAGTTAAGGCTGGCATATATAGCAGACCGTCTACTACCACCCTGCATGACACGCCTACCAATCTCATTAATCATCATCATCTTTGGAATAGGTCCAGATGCAAGACCGCCAGTACCAGCCAGTATACGTCCTTCTTCTCTATACACAGAGTAGTCTATTCCTATACCACCACCTGTCATTAAACATGATTCTGACTTCCAAGATACATTCGCCCAATCTTCTCTTGTGTCTTCTTCTGCTTTTAATAAATAACAATTATTAAAAAACTTATTGGTGCGACCAGCATAATATAAATATCTACCGCCAGGAATAAATTTTAAATCCGTAATGTAGTTGACAAGATCATCCTTGTCTTCCTTACTCATCTTGCTTTGGCAAACATCTTCGACAAGAACTGCTGCTAAACTTGACCAAGTTTCACAACCCGTATGTGCGTACTTATGTTTGAAAATATCTTCGCTAAATTTAGAACGAAACATAGGGTTTTCATTTGAGCGAAACTGTGGCATAGGTTAGCTTCCTTCCTCTTGCTGGTCGTGAATGTGAAGCATAATTATTGCATAGTGAATTACCTTTAACAAATCTTTTCTGTTTCTACCCTCTTTTTTCCCATACCTTTTACAGTATTTCAATATGTTGCCTATACAAAAACCTTCTCCATATCCTGCATCTAAAATTACATCTGTAGCCTGATATTTGTCTTGAGCGTAATGTTGCTCGTAAGTTTGATCAATATACTTTTGTATCTCTTCAACATAATGGTCTTCACAAAATCTGTACATTAAAATTATCCTAATTAAAAGTTAGCACAGTATTTATTCTTTTACGAACAAAGTCAACTTCTTTTGAACGTATAACCTTGTGAGCGAATGATCTTACATAATCAGGATCAACATCTGCGATATCACACACAGTCATAAAATCATCAGCGGTGACACCGACAGAACAAAAGAACCAAGACATAGCTGTCTCTCTGGCTATTATAGCTTCAGTTGATTCTCTAGGAGTTTTCGGTTTAGTAGCATCAAGCATAGCTTGCAAGATAACACTCATAAACAGAAGTTGTTCTGGATCAGCTTTTCTTTTTTTTATTATCTCTTCTATTTCTAAAAGAATTTTTGTTTCTTTTTTTTCCACTTATCCAACCTTCAGGAATACCATCAGACAATTTACAAAATAAAAAACCGTGCTTACTGCACCAGTTAGCATAGGTTGATTTAGCCCCTTTGTAAAGTTTAGAGTTTGGGTTATTAAATACAAATCTAACATCCAAGTCTGGGTTACTTTTCCTAAGAAATAGATGCTTCTTTCTGTCATCTAAAGTAAATCTACCTTTCACTTCTAAAACAATCCCATTGTCTAGGACAAAATCAGGTAGATATTTTTTATTCTCAACCCACATATATTTAATAAAGTACGGTTCAAACTGAAACGAAACCCTCTTATCCTTTAAAAAATCGTTTGTTATTCTCTCAGACTTTGATCTAAATCTCGTCATATATTTCCTCTACATCAGGCATACGGCCTATCCTGGTTAAGT